CATACACATGTGTCTTCTGTGAAACCATATATGAAACATACGTATGACTCTGCAAATAATGCCTTGACACAGCGTGATACTTATGTACAATCGAGTGTAACGAGTAACATTGAAAGTGATATACAATGAATATAAAAGAATACATAAGTGATTTAGACATTATAAATGGTGATACTAAACGTACTAACTGCCCTGTATGTGGTGGAGTTAAGACGTTTACCGCTACTAATAATATGGGTCAGCTTATGTGGAATTGTTACAAGGCAGGGTGTAGTGTATCTGGTGGGTCACGTGTTCATCTAACTACAGATGATATACGTAGCTCCCTAGGTAGTTCAATCCAAGAGACAGAGGCAGTACCATTTCATAAACCTGAATGGATTATTAAAGATCATAAATCTATCTATAACTTCTGTGATAAGTGGAAGATAGATGCTGATGACTTAGGTTTGTTGTATGACGTAAGAGAACACAGAGTGGTATTTCCTGTAATACATAACAACATCATGGTGGACGCAACAGGTAGGTCACTAGGAAAAAAGTTACCTAAGTGGAAAAGATATGGAAAAAACCCCTTGCCATATGTTTTTGGATGTGGTAAAACTGGGGTAGTCGTTGAGGACTGTGTGAGTGCAGCTATTGTAGGTGCGACAGGCGGTTCTGGATGCTCAGAGGGTGACGTATATGTCGGGGTAGCAGTGTTGGGTACGTCACTCTCTGAGGTACATAAGAAGTACTTATCACAGTTCAATACGATTATTGTTGCACTTGATCCCGATGCCCTACCAAAGACGCTGCAATTTGCAAAAGAGTTACGTGGATATGCTAACAACGTAAAAGTTTTACGCTTGACAGACGATCTAAAATACCGTAACACTACCGACATTGAAAACTTAAACACGTTAGGAGATACATAATGGAGTTATCATTAATACGAAGTCTTATGGATAAAGAGTTCTACGATTCCCATCGTGGTGCTAAATGCCCAGACAGACTGTTCAGTAAAGATGTACGAAAGATCAAGCAGTCTATTGACAAGGCTATGGATAGATATGAACGTACAGTAACACCAGACGAGATTGAGGCATTGTTTATGTCAAACAATCCTACCCTTACAACCGCACAGAAACAGGCTTACAGTTCTCTGTTTAATCAGATAAAGAAAGAGTCACCTATGGGTGGTGACGTAACACAAGAAGTGTTGTCTAAGTTGTTTCAACAGGTAGTTGGTGAGGACATTGCAAACCTTGGGTTTGATTATGTAAATGGTGACAAGAATACCCTTGAACCCTTACGTGATTTATTAGAGCGATACGCTGATGACTTTACACCAGACCTGAATATTGAGTGGGATGACATTGAGATTGACACGTTGTTAAACATGAACGACTTGGAGTCACAGTGGACGTTCAACGTTCCAAGCTTGACACGTAAGGTAGAGGGCGTAAATGCAGGACACCTGATTGAGGTGGGTGCTAGACCTAACACAGGTAAGACATCATTCCACGCCTCTCTTATCGCTGCTCCTAATGGGTTTGCACATCAAGGTGCTAAGTGTGTTATACTATGTAACGAGGAAGCATCACACCGTGTGGGTGCAAGGTATCTTACAGCAGCTACAGGTATGACAATGCAGGAAGTCAAGAACAATCCGTCAAGAGCACGTGACGTTTACGATGCAGTCAAGAAGAACATCAAGATCAAGGACGCATCTGATCGTGACATGGCATGGGTAGAATCCGTATGCAAGTCTTACAAGCCTGACATCGTGGTGCTTGACATGGGTGACAAGTTCGCTAGGACTGGTGGCTTTGCTAGACCTGACGAAGCACTCAAGGCTAACGCTATCTATGCACGACAGATTGCCAAGGCACACAACTGTGCTATCTTCTACATGTCTCAGCTATCAGCAGAGGCAGAGGGTAAGGTTTTACTCAACCAGAGTATGATGGAAGGTTCACGTACTGGTAAGGCAGCAGAGGCTGACCTCATGGTACTGATTGCCAAGAACCCAGTGGTTGACGGTCAGGACGAAGAGGACACACAACGACACTTGAATGTTGTGAAGAACAAACTAAGTGGATGGCATGGTGTTGTCCATTGTGAATTAGAATATAAAACTGCGAGGTACATTGTATGATAAGAGAACTAAATGAATTTGTAAAATCTTTATACGACAAAGAGAAATCAGGAGATATATACGTTATATCAAATGATACATGGCCTGAGTGGGTTAAGATCGGTAAAGCAGTTGACGCAAATGATAGGGTAAATAATTATCAGACAAGTTCACCACTACGAAATTATAAACTCGTACATGCAGTTCATTTTGATAATAGACATAAAGCAGAGCGAAAGGCACACATTAGTGCAGCACTTAAAACAAAACAACCTTGGAATAAACCAGACAACGGTGAATGGTTTAGACTAACGCATGATGAAGCAATACAAATAGTGGAGGGTATAAATGATAGACGTAACATTAATTGATAGCATGGGAAGTGACCTTACTGTAGTAAACTCTGCTCGTGTTAGCTTCAACAAGAAGAGTGAGTGGGATGAAGACAATACCCTCACTGTGTCAGACAGTATACTTATATCATATCTTGCACGACACAAACACATGTCACCCTTTGGTCATTGCTTTGCTACGTTTCATGTCAAAGCTCCTATGTTTGTCGCAAGACAACTGGTCAAACATAAGTTCCTTAGATGGAATGAGGTGAGCCGTAGGTATGTAGACGATCAACCTGAGTACTACTACGCCCCAACATGGAGAGGACGTGCAAAAGATAAGAAGCAAGGTAGTAGTGGTGAGGTTTCTATATCCTATCGTACAATTAGTACACTGGCTAAACATGAGTTGTGGTGCAACAAGGCATACAAGGAGTTGCTTGAGCAAGGTGTAGCACCAGAGCAAGCACGTATGGTACTACCTCAAAGCACCATGACAGAATGGTACTGGTCTGGCAGTCTTGACGCATGGTCAGATATGTGTAAGCTTAGACAGAGTGAGGACACACAGGAAGAGACACGGTTAATTGCTAACTCAATTAGTATGGACATGGGTACGTTGTTTCCTGACTCATGGACAGCATTACTGGCGTACAACAGATGAGCGAACAGTACTGTACAACAAAAGGATTAGGATGGCGTTCCTAGTATGTGTATTATTTATACTAGGTGTGCCTGTGGGTATGTGGTTAGCATTGGAAGGGCTATCATGGTACGAGACATTCAGCATGATGAACCCAATGTTCTAGGAGACAGCCATGAGAAGATATAAAGAAGTAAAATGCCATTTGTGTGATGAATACTTTGACACAACTAAATATACGTCCTGCCCAAAAGAATCGTGTAGGTCGGTAGGTGAATTAAAAGAATGGTTTATTGATAAACGCAAAGGAATTTCAAAAGAAATTAGGCACATGACACAGGAAGAACGTCAACGTGCAAAAGAAAAAGAGGAGGCTAATACATGTACACAGTCGAGTTTGAAAAAGACGCCTCAATAGTTACGTCACTAGATGAGACTGACAGATTTGAGGATGTAGAAATGGTGATAGGTGAAGATGACACTGTTTATTTAAGACAATTTGAACCCAACCTAAACGAACATCAAATTATTTATATATCATATCAACAATTGCTAGACCTATTCACCTCTTTGAATAGCACAGAGGGAGCGTTCTACGCAAAGCTAAGAGGAGGAACACTACATGACACATAGTTCAATGATAGACGAGGTAAAATTATACAGCCTAGTACAAAGACTAGGACTTAGTTATGACGAAGCAGAACATGCATTAAGTTTGTATGCACATAATAAAAAGTTTGACAAAGAACTTGATGAGGTGTATAACGTAAACAACGATGACATAATAGATGATGAATGGGATGACTGGCATCCTAGCGGAATATAGGAGAATAGATGAAACTAACACTCGACATAGAAAACACTGTGACCAAACGGAATGGCAAGCTACACCTTGATCCATTCGAGCCAGACAATACGATGGTTATGGTGGGTATGCTAGATGATCTTGGACACGAG